TTACGGAGGAAACATATGGCTGTATTCTTTACCAGGAACAAGTTATGCAAGCATGCGTACAGCTTGGCGGTATGTCCATGTCGGAAGCAGATAAAGTTAGAAAGATCATTGGAAAGAAAAAGGATGCTAAAGAGTTTGATGTCTTCAAGGATCAGTTTGTTAAGGGCGCTTCGCAATATCTTTCGCCAAATGATGCGCTAGACCTATGGCATGACTTTGAGGCTCACGCAGGGTACTCATTCAATAAGTCTCACGCAGTAGCATATTCAACACTCTCATACTGGACAGCATGGTTAAAATATTACTATCCTCTTGAGTTTATGTTTGCATTGCTAAAGAATGAGAAGGACAAGAGCGGAAGAACAGAATATCTTATTGAGGCAAAGCGCATGGGAATCTCTGTTAAGCTTCCTCATATTAATGATTCAGATATTGACTTTAAGATTGAGGGCAAAGGTATCAGGTTTGGTCTTACTGGCATTAAGTACATATCTGATAAGATAGCCGAAAGGTATATTGCAAGTCGTCCATTTGCTTCATACAAAGAGGTAGAAGAATTTACTTTTACAAAAGGTAATGGAGTAAATAGTCGTGCTTTACAAGCAATGAAATGTGTAGGCGCACTTACATTCCCAGACAATCCAATAAATATGGAAGAAGTTAAAGAGAACTTGTATGAGTACCTAAATCTTCCTGAGTTTAACACATCTATTCCACAGCATTACTATGCTTACATTAATGATGTTGAAGAATATGAGGAAACTGGATCGTTTGTATTATTGGGTATGGTAAAATCAATTAAGCGAGGAACAGGGTGGTCAAGAGTTGAAGTTTTGGACAAGACTGGCAGTGTTGGTATATTTGATGAAGAGTCTACGTCTATTGAGACTGGTCGTACTTATCTTATTCTTGCAAGTGACAATAGGATTGTATCTTCAGTACCTGCTGACGAGATAAAAGGATCTAAGAGTTCCTTGGTAAAGTTTTTAAACTATAAGATGCTTCCGTATAAAGATGGTGAGCACTTTGTAGTTTCATTTAAGCCAAGAGTAACTAAAGCTGGAAAGAAGATGGCATCTTTAGTAGTGGCAGATGCAGGAAGAGAGATGCACTCAATCGTTGTGTTTCCAATGCAGTTTGCAAAAGCGTACATGAAGATTGAAGAAGGAAATGTATATAGGTTTGATTTTGGAAAAACAAAGGATGGAACAATTACAATGAATGAGGTAGAAAATGTTTGATAATCTAGCAGAACAAATTCATGCAAATGCAGTAGCAAAAGGATTTTGGGATCGCCCAGCAGATGAAATCTTTGTAACAAAACAAATGATGATGATAGTCTCTGAGGTTGTTGAGGCAATGGAAGCATTGAGAAAAGAAATGGACCCAGACCAAATGTCAGATGAGTTTGCAGATATTATCATTCGTACCTTAGACTTGTATGCAGGTATGGTAAAGGCAGGGTATATGACAAAATCTTTAGACTCTGCAATCAAACAAAAGATGGATAAGAACTCTGATAGACCAAAGAAGCATGGGGTAAGATTCTAATGATGACAGTAGAAGAAGTGTTAGCTCAGCTTAGTCCAAAGCTAAGAAAGACAGTCATGGCTGGAGATACAATTCCAGCAACACAGTATGCAGAAACACCTAGCTTTGGTTTAAACCGTGCACTCAATGGTGGACTACCATATGGTCGTCAGGTATTGGTATGGGGTTCAAAGTCTTCTGCAAAGTCCTCTCTATGCCTTCAAATGATAGGTCTAGCACAGAAGGAAGGAAAGATCTGTGCATGGATTGATGCTGAGATGTCATATGATAAGAAGTGGGCAGAAAGTCTTGGTGTTGACTCATCAAAGCTTATTGTTTCACAGTGCCGTACGATTAATGAGATGGTTGATGTTGGAACTAACCTAATGAACGCTGGAGTTGATATAATAGTTATTGACTCTATTACATCATTGCTACCAGCAATTTATTTTGAAAAGGATTCAGATGAACTTAAGCAACTTGAAAATACAAAGCAGATTGGCGCAGAGTCAAGAGATTTTAGCAACGCTTGGAAAATGCTTAACTACGCTAATAATAAGATTAAGCCAACTATGTTGGTACTTATTAGCCAGTCTCGTAATAATATTAGTGCTATGTATACTAGCCAGCAGCCTACTGGTGGCCAAGCTACTAAGTTTTATTCTTCAACAGTCATTAAACTTTTTTCATCAGAATCAGACAATCAAGCAATTAAAGGCAAGATTCATGTTGGAGATAAGCTCATTGAAGAAAAGATTGGTCGCAAGATTCGTTGGGAACTCCAATTTTCTAAGACTTCTCCTGGCTTTCAGTCTGGCGAGTATGACTTTTATTTCAGGGGAGATAATGTTGGTATTGATAGCATTGGTGATCTTGTTGATACGGCTGAAATGATGGGTATTGTAGAGCGCACAGGTGCTTGGTATGTATTACCAGATGGCAGTAAGGTACAGGGTAGAGAAGGATTTGTAAATAGAGTTCGTGAAGATCTAGACCTACAAGATTCTATCAAGAATAAGATATTAGATGTCTGAAAAATTTAAGATATTCTCAGGTAAGTTTCCTTGTAAGACATGTGGAGAAGAAGTTTTATCTTTAAGATTGTGGAAAGAAAGTGCAGACTTAACTTGGATGTGTTCTAACAAACATATATCAAAAGTACCTATTATTATGACAAGGAAAGATTTTGAGCGAAAGAGCGGAAAGTAAAAGAATTGGTGCTAAGCAGCACAAAAATTCTGGACGTAATACACATAAAGGAGATGCTACTTGGAAAAACTTTACTGTAGATTTTAAAGAATGCTCTAAGTCATTTACATTGAATAAAGATGTGTGGGCTAAGGCTGTTACAGATGCCATTAGAAATGGCAATGATCCAGCAATACTTGTTGTTCTTGGAGATGGTAATTCAAAAGTACGATTAATGATAACTGAATTTGAAATAATGGAACAAATAATAGGAGAAGAAAATGAGTGAACAAACAACAATAGAAATGGTAAACGGACTATCTGAAATAGCTGAGTATATGCAGGATGAAGAGCTTACACAGGCTTTAACATTTATTGCTAAGATCATTATTAAGCCAGATATTCCTCTAAATGTAGCAACGGTAGAAATAGTCAGACTACAGGCTATAGCAGCAAAGATGGCTTTCAAGGCTACCTGGATGGCTAATGTAGACAAAAATGACAGGGCAAAGAAGAATATTTATTATACAGCAGCAGAATCAATCAATAACTTAGTCTCAGCACTCAAATATATCATGCGCTAACCTGGTATACTTATATAAACAAAGGAATACAATGACAAAAAATTTACTAAAGCAGATCATGATTAAAGAGGTTGAGACACCAGCACAAATTGATGCACAAGAGCTTGTAAAGGCTATTGAGGCTGGATATCTAGTTGGGCGTGAGCCTAAGCATACACAGAAGAAAACTTTTGGTCCTTCTACTATTGCTTATGGTCATGGAGAATGTCCTAGATATTGGTACCTTGCATTTGAAGGAGCAATATTTGAGGATAACTCTGATCCATATGCAGTAGCTAATATGACTAATGGAACTCTTGCTCATGGAAGAATTGAGACAGCGTTTAAGAACTCTGGTATTTCAATTGATTCAGAGTTTAAGATTTTCAATGACGATCCTCCAATTTTTGGTTATGTAGATAACTTTATTAATTGGAAGGGCGAAGAGGTTGTTGTTGAGGTTAAGACAACTAATAATGAAGTGTTTGAGTATCGTAAGCGTACAGGTAAGCCAAAGATGGGTCACGTCGTGCAGATACTTATTTATATGAAGATTCTTAAGAAGGCAAAGGGTGTTCTTATTTATGAAAATAAAAATAACCATGAACTTCTTGTAATTCCAGTTGAGGTAAATGATCATTACCGAAAGTGGATTGACGAAGCATTTGAATGGATGAGAGTAGTCCGTAAGTCTTGGGAAGTTAAAGAACTTCCAACCAAGAATTACAGATCAAACTCCAAGGTTTGCAAGAACTGTCCAATCAAAAAAGCATGTGATGAAGCAGGAGCAGGCGTAGTTAAGATAGCCTCTCTGGAGGAATTGAGTGAAACTTTGTAGCAGATGTGACAATAGGTTTGATCCCAAGGTCAGTTATCAAATATACTGCAGCCTTGAGTGCAGAGACCTTGCTACAAAAGATAAGATTAAGGAAAGATATCAAGTAACTCGTAGACAAAAAAGGAAGGGGAAGGATCGTAGATGTTTGGGCGGATGCGATACTTCTCTTTCTATTTACAACGACTCTGGTTTTTGTGCTAACTGTAATGTAAGCAAAAAAGCAGTTGATAAAATGTTAAAAGAGATTAAGGGATTTATTGAGTATGAACAAGACTAAGTGGGGTTTTCCAATTATGCCTAAAAGAATTTGTGCTATTGATGCTAGCACTAATAGTCTTGCATTTTCAGTTTTTGATACATTTACAAAAAGCATAGTAACAGTGGGCAAAATTAATTTTGAAGGTAAAGATACCTATGAAAAGGTCATGGATGCAGGAAAAAAAGTAAAAGCTTTTTTTGATATATACGGTGGCTTTGAAGCAATCATTATTGAGCACACAGTATTTATGAATAGCCCTAAGACTGCTGCAGACCTTGCCTTGGTTCAAGGAGCTATTCTTGGATCAGCAGGACAAACTGGAACACAAATCATAGGTAAGGTTTCCCCAATTACATGGCAAAACTTTATTGGTAACAAAAAGATATCAAAAGAAGAGCAACTTGTGATTAGGTCTACGAACCCTGGAAAGTCTGTTTCTTGGTACAAGTCTTACGAAAGAAACCTAAGAAAAGAAAGAACCATAAGATTTATTAATACTATTTACGATAGAACTATTAGTGATAACGATGTGGCAGATGCTTGCGGTATTGGTCATTGGGCTCTATCTAACTGGAGTAAAGCAATAGGAGTTGACAAATAATACTATGGCTGGTAAACTATATACATCAGAAGTATGGCTAAAAAAAAGATTTCTTATTGATAAGAAGTCGCCAGAAGAGATTGCAAAAGAGTGTGGGGCAAGCGTAGAAACTATCTATGTTTACCTTGCTAAATTCGGATTAAGAAAGAGTAGACGATGAATAAATTACAAAGAGTTCTTATTGGTCTAGGTGTTACGGGTGCAGTGGGTCTAACCTATGTTGTTACAGCACTCAAGGGTATGCCAGAAGCATTTGATTGGGAAGATGACGAAGAGGAAAATAATGAGTGATAATTTAAATATCACGGTAGATCAAGTCAATCACCCACGTCATTATACAACAGACCCATCTGGTGTTGAGTGCATAGAGATTACACGTCATCGTAACTTTAACATTGGTAATGCCTTTAAGTATTTGTGGCGTGCAGGGCTTAAAGATGAATCAAAAACTATTCAGGACCTTGAGAAAGCAATATTCTATATCAAAGATGAAATCAATAGACTAGAGGGAAAGTATGTCAAGTGAAGAAGAGCTCGTAAAACACCTTGATGTAATGAATGATGTTGTTAGCGAATATCTAAAAGGTAGTGACCCAACGACAATCTCTAAAGAGTTAGCAATACCTAGAACACGTGTGGTTGCATACATTGATGAATGGAAAGAAAAAACATCAAATAACACTGCAATTCGTGCTCGTGCAAAAGATGCTCTCGCTGGCGCTGATGCACACTATAGCAAGCTAATATTAAAATCTTATGAAGTTATTGATGAAGCATCCATGACAAATAATCTTAGTGCAAAAACTGCTGCTATTAAATTAGTGATGGACATTGAGTCTAAACGTATTGATATGTTGCAGAAAGCTGGATTACTTGAGAACAAAGAGCTTGCTGAAGAAATGGTTGAGATTGAGAGAAGACAAGAAGTTCTTGTTGGAATTCTTCGTGATATTGCTTCTACTAATCCAGAAGTGAGAGATATTATTATGCAACGGCTATCTGCTATTGCAAAAGAAGGAGAAGTGATTACTGTTGTCCACGATGTTCAATGATTTCTTTGAGGTACTAAAAGAAAATCATTTTGTTGAGAAGCCTGTTGACGCAAAAACATTTGTTGAGTCACCAGACTATCTTGGGCAACCTCCACTATCTGATATACAGTATGACATAGTTGAAGCCATGAGTCAGATATACCGCAAAGAAGACGTTGTAGATATTCGTGGTGACGATGGTGAAGAATACTTTAAGAAATACACCAAGAATGAGATTATCCTGCAACTTGGCAAGGGATCTGGAAAAGACTTCGTATCTACAGTAGCATGTGCATATGTGGTGTATAAGATGCTATGTTTGAAAGATCCAGCAGTTTACTACGGTAAGCCTGCTGGAGATGCTATTGATATCATTAACGTTGCTATTAACGCTCAACAGGCTAAAAACGTTTTCTTTAAAGGCTTTAAATCAAAGATTGAACGATCACCATGGTTTGCAGGAAAGTATAATCCAAAAGCAGACTCAATTGAGTTTGATAAATCAATCACAGTTTACTCTGGTCACTCAGAGCGTGAATCACATGAGGGTTTGAACTTGTTTATGGCTGTACTTGATGAAATTTCTGGTTTTGCATCAGAGGTAGCAACAGGAAATGAACAAGGAAAAACTGCTGACAATATCTATAAAGCTTTCCGTGGAACTGTAGACTCTCGTTTCCCTGATCTTGGTAAGGTTGTTTTGCTTTCATTCCCAAGATATCCAGGAGACTTTATTTCTCAACGGTATGATGCAGTTATTGCTGATAAGGAAGTAGTAGAAAAAACACACAGATTCATAATAAATGAAGACCTGCCACACGATAACCCTGATAACTATTTTGAGATATCTTGGGATGAAGATCATATTTTGTCTTATAAGATTCCAAAAGTATTAGCATTAAAGCGTCCAACATGGGATGTAAACCCAACAAGACAGATTGATGACTTTAAGATTGCTTTTCTAACAGACCTAGGAGATGCAATGATGCGTTTCTTATGCACACCAACCTATGCATCTGATGCATTTTTTAAGCAAAAGGATAAGCTTATTAACTGTATGACCTTAACAAATCCTGTTGATAGTTTTAGAAGGTTTGCAGAAAACTTTAAGCCAGATCCAGATAAACAATACTATATACATGCTGACCTTGCACAAAAACACGATAAGTGTGCTGTTGCTATTGCTCACGTTGACAAGTGGGTAAACATTCAGGTAATTAAAGATTATGAACAGGTAGCACCAATAGTTGTAGTAGATGCAGTAGCATGGTGGGAGCCAAAAGCAGAAGGACCTGTTAATTTATCTGAGGTAAAGCAATGGATTATTAATCTACGCAGACAAGGTTTTAATATTGGAATTGTTTCATTTGACCGTTGGCAGTCATATGATATTCAGCAAGAGCTGAAGCAGGTAGGAATAAGAACTGATACTGTTTCTGTTGCCAAAAAACACTACGAAGATTTAGCAATGATGGTCTATGAGGAGCGTATTGCTATGCCCATGATTCCCTTGCTTCTGGATGAAATGTCAGAGCTTAAGATCATGAAGGGTAATCGTGTAGATCACCCTAGAAAGAAGTCTAAGGACTTAGCAGATGCTGTTTGTGGGGCAGTATTTGGTGCCATCTCTCATACCCCAAAGGAAATGAATATTGAGATAGATATTCATACATGGGGATCTGCGGATAAAGTTGCAAGACAGCAGAGAGCTATGGTAGAATTGGAAGACAGGCAAATGCCTGAAGATGTCAAGAGTTTTCTTGATAACCTAAAACTAATATAACAAGGAGAAAAATGAATTCATTTAAGAAGATCGCCCTTGCCGTGGCTGCAGCCATGACTTTGGGCACAATGGTAGCAACACCTGCAAGTGCTAACACCATGTCAGTTGTAGCAACAACATGGAATGCATCGCTAACGCCAGCAGCGTTTGCCACACCAGCAACTGCTGGAACAGCACTAACTACTGCAATCGTACGTCCAGTACCTGCAGATAACACTATTGATAACGCTGATGTTATTAAGTTGGAAGCAACAGTCGTTGCTGGAACAAACGTAACAGCAACAGCAACTAATGCAACATTGGTATCTGCATTGCACTCAACTGCTGCACCAGTAGGAGCATCGTCAGGTTCTTCAACCTTGACAGTTGCAACTGGTACAGGAACAACTGCAACATTCTATGTCTATACAAAGACAACAGCAATTGGAACAGTTGTAATCACAAATGGCCCAGTAACACTTACATACTATGTACAGGGTACTGCTGGACTAATTAATAATCTATCAGTTTCTGCACCTGCTACAGGTGCTGCTGGTACAAAGCAAGACATCGTTGTAACTGCAACAGATGCTTTTGGAAACAAGGTATCTGGTAAGTCAATTACAGCAACAGTTTTTGCTTCAACAGCAGTGATGGATACAGCAACAGTAACAACTGGTGCCACACTTTCAGATTTTGGAACAGCAACCTTTAAGGCTACTCTTCCAACAACAGGAACACGCTCACTTATTACATTTGCACCAACGACATCAACAGATGCAGTTGCAGCAGCAGTAGTAGGATTAACCGCTCCAACACTTGCGCCATTTGCAGAGATTACAGTTCGTGACCTAGTATCAGAACTTGCTGCACAGACAGCTGCTAAGGATGCAGCACTTGCTGCTAAGGCCGTGGCAGATGCTGCAGTTCTAAAGGCTGCTGCAGATGCAGTTGCTGCTAAGGCTGCTTCAGACAAGGCTCTTGCTGATGCAAAGGTTGCTGCAGATGCAGCACTTGCTGCAGCAGTTAAGGTAGAGACAGATAAGGCTGCAGCTGCTAAGCTAGCATCAGATGCTGCTCTTCTTGCTAAGGATGCACAGATTGCTAAGTTGACTGCAGATAATGCTGCAACAATTAAGTCTATGAAGGCTGCATTTAACAAGTTGGCCACTCAGTGGAACAAGAAGAATCCAAAGGCTAAGGTTGCTTTAGTTAAGTAACAATAACTTAAAAGTTTGGGAGTCAGGAAACTGGCTCCCTTTCTTTTTGCCAATATGTCTAACTGAATAATTTGATATAATAGGCAAGAGGAGAGTACACCACTTGAAAAAGCTCTTGCGTATATCCACCGTATTTACCCTTGCCTTTGCTTGGCTTCTTATAGCCCCTACAGAGGCTAATTCTGACGATCCTATAACTGTAGGTGCACAGAGGATACAAGCCTTAAATGAGAAGGTCTCAGACCTTACTGATAGTGCTGAGTTGGTCTCCCTTATTGATGTAGCACAGGACAAATATGACGCTGCCGTAATTTCCAGGGATAATAAAATTTCAGCACAAGAAGACTATGATGAAGCAGTAGAGACAGAAGCAGAATCCCTATCAACCCTCAATACAAAAATATCAAACCTTTCCTTAGCCCAGTCCTCAGTAGATGGACAAACAGCCACAGTTGCTTTAGCCTTAACACACAAAGATGATGCTCAAGAAGCATTGTCCATAGCCAACATAAATCTTCAAACAGCACAGTCTAACATGCAGTCTGCTGGAGGAGAAGGTTTGGCCTATACTGTTTATAATCTTTTAAGAAATGGAAACCAGGCAATTACTGGATCTGTAATATGTACTGGCACATGGAACTCAAATCATATGCAGCTTCCAGTATGTGGGAATAGATATGAAAACTTTATAGTTAATTTTAGTGGACAAATAACAGTTCCAGATCATTGGACATCAACATATTTTGCAGGCTACACAGACGATGGTTTTAGAATGTACATTGATGGACAACTTGCAGTAAACAACTGGGTAGAGCAAGGTGTAAGGTGGAGCAACTATTCACCAGTATATGATGTTACAACAGATAAGACATTTGATGTAGAGATTTGGTGGTACAACGGTGGAGGACCAGGATCCTATCATCTTGGATGGGCTATTCCTGGAGGATGGACTGGAGCAGGTTGTGATTACACTGGTGGTTGGGGAGTGGACTTTAGTTGTAATCTTGGAACATTTTCTTCTGGCCCAGGCGCAACACAAGAGCAGATAAATGATTATAACCAAGCACTTGCAGCAAGAACATCTGCTTTGGCAGTATATAACGATAAGTTATCTGTTTACAATCAGGAGGTTGCAACACTAAATGAATTACAAGATGATTTAGAATTAGCGCAGGAAGAAAAAGATTCTGCAGAAAGCACATATGAAATTGCAGAACTAAACACTGCTTTGACATTAGCAGCAAAAGATTTATCAATTGAAAACTACAATAATGCAATTGAAGATATGAATAATGCTATTACTGCTGCAGAAGAAGAGTATATTGCTCAATGGGATTTTGAAGAGAAGCAAAGAATAGCTGCTGCTATTGCTACTGCCCTTGCAAATCAACCACAGCCAACGCCTACACCAGAGGTTACGGTTGAACCCACACCAGAACCTTCTCCAGAACCATCAACAGAGCCAACAGAGGAGCCTACTGAAGAACCTACACCAGAGCCTTCTCCAGAGCCTTCTCCAGAGCCTACAGATGAGCCTAAGCCAGATCCAACAGATGAGCCTACCCCAGATCCAGAACCAACAGATGAGCCAGTCGTAGACCCAACTGAAGAACCAACTCCAGAACCTACACCAGAACCAACTCCTGAACCAGAACCAACAACCAATCCTGAAATAGAAAATGAAGATTTGGCTGAACTTATTCCTGAAAAAGGAACGGGTACAGCAGAAGATTTATCTGGAGTTATTGCTAACCTTACAAGCAAGGATAACAAGTTAGTTACACTTTCACCTGAGCAAGTAGCAGCAGTTAGCCAAACCCTAAAGTCTTTGACCCAAGAAGCAAAAGTAGAGATTGCTGCAGACCTTGGCATTAAAGCATCAGAGGTTGCACAGATTGCTGAGCAGATGAAAGATAACCCAGCACTTGCCTCAGCATTTGTTGAGTTCGCAGAAAGAGCAGGGGATGCAGGAGAAACCCCAATGCCATTTACACTAGCAGATGCAGTAACAGAAGTACAAACAGAAGCATTCTTAGCAGATCCACTTGGAGCAGTATTTAGTGTGGATGTTACAGAACTCCTATCCAATTTCTCTGAATTGGGTATGGATATGACAGACGATCAAAGAGAAAAAGCCCAGGAAGTCATTATCCCAGTAATCATTGTTTCACAGATTGCTAACGTAATGATTGGGATGAGGAGATAATATGAAAATAATCAAAAAAGTTGTGAAGGGATTCTTCACATGGCTGAAAGATGCTGGAGTTGAAGTAATCGCACAAGCCTTTACTCTCCTTGGCTTCTTTATTGCATGGCTAACATTAACAGGATCAGCCAGAGATATTGTTGGAATTGCGGTATTAGCAACAACAGTACTATGGCTAATCACAATACCACTACGAAAGGAAGATTAAAATGGCAGCTAGAAAAAAGGTAGTAGAAGCTCCAAAAAAGGAGCACCCACAAAAAGCTTTGACAAATGTTTTGATGCGTATCGTAGCAGTCTTTGCTGCTTCTGGTCTATCAGTACTTGGTGCTGGAGCAGTAGTAGGAATTGATACAATTCAGGCAGTAATGCTTGCAGGTCTATTAGGAGTGGCAACAGTTATTGAAAGACTGGCACGAGCTTTTTTGGACGATGGCAAGCTTACTATCGCAGAAATAAATGATGCATTTAAAACTGTAGATAAAAAAGCTAATTAGTCATATTTTAGGTTAATTGACACTCGTGCCTACCTCTGGTATACTGGTAATATAGTAAACTTAGGGGTAGGCATGACTTGTATTGCAGGAATAATGAAGGACGGTAAGGTATACCTTGCTGGAGAACGTGGTGCCTCTGAGGGTAGCTACATAGTACCAATTGATAAACCAAAGGTATGGAAGTCAGGACCTTATGTTTTTGGTTTTGCAGGAACATTTGATGGACAGATTATTCAATACAACTTTGTTCCACCTGCATTAGAGGGCAACCCTGATAAGTTTATGCATGGAAAATTCTTAAAATCACTTAAATCATTTTACAGTGAGTGGGATATTGGCGGTAAAGATAGCGAACTATCCCTATTGATTGGAGTAAAAGGAAAGCTGTATGAACATGATGCAGATGGCCTTACATTGGTTTCCTATGACAGAGATTTCTGTGCTATAGGATCTGGGGCAGACTTCGCTATGGGTTCTCTTCATGCTACCCAAAATCATAAAGATCCCAAGCGTCGTCTGACTCTGGCACTAAATGCAGCGGTTGCATACAGTACATCTTGTATTGGTCCAGTTGACATTCTAACTGCATAAGGGTATACTTATATTATGGATGAAGATTTTGAAAAAATATTAAAAGATATTCAGGGTTCAGAAGCAGACTATAATGAGTTTGAAATCTGGCTAAATAATGGAATTGAGCGTGGATGGATAACAGAGCCTTTCTGTAATACTCATGATGGAGATCCATACATGAGTGATGAAGAGCAAGAAGAGTGGGAGTCTGGCGGAGATCCTTGCCAGGTAGTATTTAAAATAAAGGAGCAGTAATTTAAATGTGTATAGTTTGTGTATCTACAGTAACAGTTGCGTCTTTGCTCGCACCAACCCAAGCACCAGTTGAAGTAAAGCCTATTCAAAAAAATATTCAAGAGTATGAGTTTACTAATAAGTCATGCTCTAAGTCTAACTTAAATAAAGTTAAAAACAATACAATATGTTTAAAAAATGGAAAAGTTTATAGATGGGCTGTAAAAAAATCACCTGTTGTTAAGCCAACTCCTACGCCTTCACCAACGCCCACATCAACAAAAAATATTACTTACACACCACCGTCTGAACCAAGTGACAAAATTGATCTATGCAAGATTAAGGAAGTTAATTTAAAAGGACCAAGAACTGGAAAGGGCTGGGATGCTCCAGAAGCACCTATATTGTCTTTACCGTCTGGCTTTCCATCTGTAACTCCATTGACTCAACGCAACGGAATACTTAAATGGGCCCTAATTCCAATTGATTTTCCAGATTTGCCTGGAGAAAAAAACTTTAGAGCAAGAGTAGATGAACAAATGCAACTACTTTCTGAATGGTATTCAACTGTCAGTGAAGGAAAGTTAAAAATTGAATGGGTTGTACTTGATAAGTGGGTAACAGTTCCTGGTAAATCTACTGATTATGTAACTCCACTTTCAGCAAATTTAAATAGTTCAAGTAACAATGAGAAACTATTTAAGGATGCACTAAAAAGTGCTGATCCATTTTTTAATTTTACAAATGTAAAAACAATAAACTTCTTGTTGCCAGAAGCACAAACAGTTGTTAAAGAGTCAATCCAAGGATTTCCTTGGGATAAAGCACTGCAAGGTTCTATTACAAATGAGGGCCCAATCAGTTCCTTTTCAATGGCTGGTGCAATTTTCTCTAAACCTGATAGAGAAATATGGTCCTATTGGGCTCATGAGTTTGGACATGCAATTGCAATCCCACATGTTGGAGCATCAAGAAATGCAAGTCCATTTCAAGTCATGGACATCATGGGAAATGACAGCGGAATTACAAGAGAGCTGAGTGGGTGGCTCCGTTTTGTTGCTGGCTGGATGCCCAATGAAAAGATTTTTTGCAAATCTAAAGATAATTTAAAGCAAACTAATTTAACTCTCGTGCCACTTTCATCTCAAAAAGATGGAGTAAAAATGGCAGTAATTCCTGTGTCAGATACGAAAGCGGTAATCATTGAATCTCGTAGATCTTCCAAGTTTTCATGCAAAAATCCAATAATTAAAGATGGAGTTCTTGTTTATACCTATGACGCAAAATTAAGTCATGGGGAAGAGTTTCTTAAGCCAATCTTTCCAAGTGAAAGACCTGTACTTAGGAGCACCTGTTTGACTCCGCCTTCAGCAGACTTGTTACTACATGAGGGTGAAAAAGTAACTGTAGAGGGTTTAACTATTGAGGTTCTTGTCCATGGAGATTACGATAAAATTGTAGTCAGTAAAAAATAAAGATTTGGTCCATAGCTCAATTGGCAGAGCGTCCGACTGTTAATCGGAAGGCTGTAGGATCGTGCCCTACTGGACCAGCAACAAACAACAAAGGAGATTGCTATGAGTCAGGTTATTTTTAATTCTTTTCCAAGATCAGCCAACGTATATCTTGGTCGTGTCTCAGCTGAGATATTAATTTCTGATTATGCTACAGTTCATATACCAGAGATATTTAGCGTAAAAGAAATATATAACGTTACAGTTTTTAGAAAACCAGAGGACTCAATATCTTCACTTATAAATAAACGGATTGAGGTAAGTTCAAATACAACAGACTTATCTATTAGGGATACTGCCAAAGAGCTATCTAATCTTTATAGAAAATATATGATGTATGCTAAGAATAATAGTGACAATATATATATAGCAAAGTTTGATGACATCATAGAAAATACCGTAGCAAATTTTCTTAATATATCTAAAAGATTTGATATTAAGCTTAATGATAATTATGAGGATAGGTTTAAAAGTATATCTTTTTCTGGGAGGGTATGGGAAGACAGATATGATGGACACTACCCAAGAGAAAAGCATGAAGATAGACTTCATATAGAAGAATTGGTTAGATCTCTTGACTTTATCCAAGAACTTAATAAGGATTATGAAGATTTTATAGAGGTCTATGCAACAAAGAATATATGATATAATATATATGTATTGCCTACGGGGATACACTAACTTATTCGCTTGAAAGGGGAATAAAAATGGTAGTAACACATGCTATGGATCTTTTTAATGATCCATTTTTTATTGGCTTCAATAGGGAGCTATCTCGCTTAAATACAGCACACAAGACAAATCTACAGTCATATCCTCCATATGATCTTATTAAACTAGATCAAGATACATATAGGCTATCTCTTGCAGTTGCAGGATTCATGAAGGACAATATTGACATATCAGTAGATAATGGAACCTTGATTATTAAAGGAGAAATTACAGAAGTAACAGATGCCGAAGTAGTTCACAAGGGTATTGCTGGTCGTAAGTTTGTACGATCATTTGCTCTTGGTGAATATATGGAAGTAACTGGTGCTGAACTAAAGGACGGTATGCTAAACATTAGTGTTGATCGTGTTGTGCCTGAAGAAAAGAAGCCTAAGACAATCAAAATCAAGTAGTACAATATAATAGTCCCCACACAGGACCTTAGTGATGGATTAGTTACCCATTGGATAGAGACCGTGGCGCAAGTCAGGTGAATTGCCTGTGTGGGGCTTTTAACATATGATATAATCAAGACATGAAATCAATTTACGATATTCCACTAAACTCTGCTGAAGGTAATCCTAACTTCCTTGATCAATTCAAGGGCAAGGTAACAATGATTGTTAACACTACTGTTGGTTGCGGTAATGCCAATCAGTTAGAAGTCTTACAGTGGCTTCAATCAAAATATGGGGGAGACGATTTCCAGATAGTTGCTATTCCAACAAACGATTACTGTGGCCCAGGAGTTACAAAGGGCAAGTGGTCAGAAGGTATTACATGTGGTTTAGATTCTCAAGAATACGGTAAAGATGCGTATGGTGTAACTTTCCAGTATTCTGAAATGATTGGTTCTAATCCACACCCAGAGGTATCTCAAGCACATGGTAAAAATGGTTTAGGTCAAGAAAATCTTCCAGTACACGCAATGTATCAGGAAATATCTAGTCAAATGATAGAGCTAAAGCAAGCTAATAATAAGTTAGGAATAGCTCCATCACAAGATTATTACTCTTGGTGGCTAAATCTTGGTTTTGATAATGGTGAAACTATGGGCGGTAATTTTGAAAAATATCTTATTGATAAAGATGGATATGTTATTAAGCATTACCACTGTACAGTATTAAATTACGACATAGAGAAGACCCTAAAGGATTCATTAACTGAAGCTGGTCATCCTGTCATGATTGGCATAGGAAGATCTAAAAAGATCTTTCAAGAAGAATATGATTTAATTTGCAGTGATATTGAAGCTGCAATTACTGGCCAAAAGTCTGTTCTGAATAGCTAAATACTTGTTTATATAATATGACTAACAAGGAGTTAGAGCATTATAATAAGCAACAGTTTAAGAAACGACTCTCAGAAATAAAAGAGAATTCTGGATGCGTAGACTGTGGGGTAACTAATCCAATAGTCTTAGATTTTGATCACCTGCATGACAAAAAATACAATATCTCAAGAATGATTCATGATGGATTTTCTTGGGCAGCTATTAAAAAAGAAATAGCAAAGTGTGAGGTTGTCTGTGCAAACTGTCATAGGATAAGAACTCATTATCGTTTGACACACAAAGCCTCCTGATGCTATAATAGATAAATACCTATAGGAGGGGTAAAATGGCAATTAAAGGATCACTAGAGGCAATCATTGAGGTTGCAAAGAAAGAAGTGGGTACAATTGAAGGCCCAAAGGATAACGAAACAAAGTACGGTGCATGGATTAAGGTTAACTTCCAACCATGGTGCCAGTCATTTGTTTCTTGGACGGCATTCACTGCGGGAGTAAAGTCATTCCCTAAGTCTGCATCAACAGTTGCAGCAGCAGACTGGTTCAAGAAGGCGGAGCGTTGGTCAGATGCTCGTAATGACGATCCAACTCCAGGAGACTGGATCTATTTTGATTTCCCAGATGATGGTGTAAATCGTATTTCACATGTTGGTCTTTGCATTAAGAACAATGGTGATGGAACAATCCAAGTTATTGAGGGAAACACTTCAGGAACTGCAAAGGGAGACCAGCGAAATGGCGGTATGTGCGTAGAAAAGACTCGTGCATATGTTAAGAATAACAAAAAGAAGTTAGTTAACGCTGTAGTTGGTTGGGGTCGTCCAGTTTATACTGGTGAAGAGAATGCTCCATTGCTTAACAAGATAGCAGCAAGTGCACCAACACCAGTAAAGGCTACTTCAGCAGATGCTGCTAAGAAAGCAGCTAAGCCTGCTGCAAAGAAGTCATCTGGTGGTGGCAAGAATGCTAGCCAGGTAAAGTAAATGGAATCAACTAAAAGAACATTGCTAAAGACAGCAAGCTGGGAGACATTTCATTTGGTTGGTGTCGCTGGTGTAATTTATCTATTCACTGGTGAATGGGAGTATGCAAGCTTAGGTGCCTTATTATATATTGGTTGGGAAGCTGTTGGTTACTTTCTTCACGAAAGAGTCTGGGCTAAATTTGGAAATAAAGTTAAGTAATTGGTATATTAAATATGATTGATCCAACAAAAATACTAGCTGGAGCAGTCGCTATTTATGAAAATATATGGGACAGCTTGGCTGAAGATATTAAGTTTATAGATACAATATCTTCAGACCAAGAGTCTTTGGTATATTTTGAAAAAGCAAAAATCAAAAGTGAAGAAGATGGAGTGATTAAAGGGTTAGAACAAGTAAGAACAAACTCTACCTTGTCTTTAAAAAAATCCTCACAATTTAATGAATCATTAAAAAATATTGATGATAAGTTTAATAGTATTACTAAAGAATGCTTAAGTAGTTATCGTAAAATTTTTGATATCAATGAGCCATTTTATTATACAGAACACAACAATTTGCTAAAATATACTGACTCACAATACTTTAGGTCACATTATGATGGAGATACTGGATCTAAACGTTCAATATCTTTAATTCTTTATTTAAACGATGAATATGATGGTGGAGAAATTGAGTTTGTTAACTTTGACATAAAAATTAAACCAAGTGCTGGATCTTTATTTATATTTCCATCAAATTATGCATATAGGCATATAGCGCACCCAATAAAGTCTGGAACAAAATATGCAATTGTAACATGGATTCACGATAGGATACAATGAATAACTTAGAGTATTTTAATGAAAATGGTTACGTTATAGTAAGAAATGTGGTAAGCAAAGAATTGACTGACTTTCTTACACAGTATGCATTTTTAGATGAAAAGAATAACTTTGAATCTGACATACAGGTTCCTGGGTCACATGCTAAATATGCAGATATGGCTATGGAATCTTTATTATTAATGCTTCAGGAAGTAGTAGAAGACAATACTGGTCTTAGTCTACACCCAACATATTCATACTATAGATTGTATAGGCCTGGTGCAGAATTAAAAAGACATAAGGATAGACCTTCATGTGAAATATCAATGACGGTAGCTATTGGAAATTATTATGTAGAAGATGGATATACTTGGCCAATATTCATAGATGGTCAAGAATGTGTGCTGAATACTGGAGACATACTTATATATAAAGGTATGCAGGTTGAGCACTGGAGAAATACTTTTGATACATCTGAAGGGTCATGGCATCTTCAAACATTCTTGCACTATGTTAATGCAGAAGGTCAGCATTCAGGCTGGAAGTATGATAAAAGACCTGAAATCGGATACATTCCTGAAAAAAATAACAAACAATTAGAGATGGGGTAGTTATGGCAACTTACGAATATGACTGTATGCCTTGTGCAAAACGGTATATAAAAGAAAGATCTATCAAAGAAAATGATCCAGGTTACAGCTGTGAGACTTGTAATTCTGCATTAGTTCGTGTATACTCTAATGTAGGAGCAGTTTTTAATGGTAATGGATTTTATTCCACCGACAACAGAAAGTAAGTGTATACTATGACTACAATGATTAAAGATGATACTATTAAGCCAGAGTGGGTTCTGAAAGCAACAGACCGTTGTGATTCTTGTGCAGCAGAAGCTTTGGTTCAGGTTACTGGACTAAATGGACAACTTCTTTTTTGTGGTCATCATTATAATAAAATTATGAATAATTCAGATGGGTATAAAAAAATGATGTCTTTTGCAATAACCATACTTGATGAGCGTGATAAGCTTATTGAAAACAAAGCAACAGAGGAGCCACACGCATGATTATTCAGATTATTGGACTGCCAGGTTCTGGTAAAACAGAATTAGCAAAGGCACTTAAAGAACGCATTAATGCTATTCATCTTAATGCAGATGAGGTTCGTGCAACAGTCAACTCAGACTTGGGGTTTGCACCAGAAGATAGACTAGAACAGTCTCGTCGCATGGGAGAGATGGCTCGTCTAATTTCCAAGCAAGGCGTTGCTCCAGTCATTGTTGACTTTGTTTGTCCAACAGACCTAACTCGTGTAGCATTTGGCAAGCCAGACATTTTGGTATTCATGGACACAATTGCAGAGGGTCGCTTTGAAGACACAAATAAAATGTTTGAAAGACCAACAGAGTTTGATGTATCATTTATTAGTCACAACTTGGATGCAGAATCAAAAGCATCTCATATAATTGATAAGTTTAGCCTACATGATTGGTCTGCACCTACAACTCTTATGCTGGGTAGGTATCAGCCATGGCACGAGGGCCACCACGCCCTTTACAAGGAGGCTGGCAAGAGAACTGATCAAGTCCTTCTTGGAGTCCGTAATACCTACAATACAAGTGAGAAAGATCCTCTTAAGTTTGATCAGGTAAAAGAATATATTGCCAAGGACGAATTTATGGATGGGGCATTAGTATTAAGATTGCCTAACATCACTAACATTGTGTATGGTCGTGATGTAGGGTATAAGATTGAGCAAGTAGATTTGGGGGCAGACATTCATGCTATATCGGCTACGCAAAAACGTAAAGAAATGGGTATCTAAAATTTGGAAAGTAATTAGTAAAGGCCCTGACAATATGGAGTGGCCAGCATGAAAGTAACAAAGGCTAGGTCGTTTGCTAAGGCACTAAGTTATCGTATATGGGGAACACTTTCCTCAGTTGCTGTTGCTTATGTTATTACAAAGAATGCTGCCCTGTCTGTCACAATTGCATTTTGGGAAACGGTAGTTAAAATATTCATTTACTACGCACATGAGCGTGGATGGAACTATGTACAGTGGGGGAGGAAATAATGACAAAAAAAATAGTTGTTATTGGTGGAGGTAGTGCTGGATGGCTGACAGCTCTTTACATAAAAAAAGAATATCCAGATCTAGATTTAACTGTAGTTGAGTCTAAAGAAATTGGAATATTGGGTGCTGGAGAAGGAACTACCCCAAGACTAATAGAATTTTTAGAGACACTTGACATACCTTTAAGCGATATAGTAAAAAACTGCGATGCTACAATAAAAAATGGAATTAAATTTACGAATTGGAACAATGATGGAAAGTTTTACTACCATGGTTTTGCATTAAAAGGTCCAACACTACTTGGCTTTGATGCAGAATCACAAGACTTATTCTCAAGACCATTGGTGTTATCAAGTATTATTAAAAATAATTCACACTCAGATGTTGATTTTATTGAAAAAATTTCAGAATTAAACAAGGTTCCATTTACATATAAAGAGCATACTGTTGATGAACTAGATAGCCACCATGATAAGCTTGGTCTTCATGCAATACATTTTGATGCTGCAAAATTTGCAGCTAGACTAAAGCAAATTGGTATAGATCGCAATATAAAAATAATAGAAAAAACAATTACAGATATATCTGTAAATCAAAAAAATAATGTAGATAAAATATTATTTGATGATGCTACACAAATTGAATGTGATTTTGTTTTTGACTGTAGTGGTTTTCATAGATTAATTATAGGAAAGATTTTTGATGCAAAGTGGAAGAGTTATGGCGACTTTTTGCCATCAGATTCTGCATTGCCATTTTTCACTGATGTTGAAAATGATATTCCACCCTATACTGAAGCAATTGCTATGAAGTATGGTTGGATGTGGAAAATTCCATTGCAATCAAGATTTGGCTGCGGATATGTTTATGACTCATCATTAATATCAGAAGATGAAGCAGCACAAGAGATAGAAGAGTTTCTTGGTTATACACCAACGTATCCAAGAAAAGGTAAGGGAGCATTTAAGTTTAGTGCTGGATGCTATGAAGAAACATGGGTTAATAACTGTGTAGCGATTGGACTGGCTGCAAACTTTATAGAACCTCTAGAGGCAACATCTATATGGATAAGCATTAATATGCTTAGAAGACTGTTAACAAATCCAGAATGGCTTTTTGATGATGTTTCATGTATAAGAGATGAATTCAATAAAGATGTATTGTCTATGAATAACGACATGTCAGAGTTTATATATTTTCATTATATGAGCCAGAGAAAAGATACTGATTTTTGGAAAAAGTTTACTTATGAAAAAGCTCCAGAGTCATTGAAGCAAAGGCTAAATTTATGGAAACAAAGATTTCCAACAAAGAATGACGGAGGACCTTACTGGGCTTCTGATAGCTGGCTAATAGTTGGTCTGGGTATTGATGTCATTAGTAAACATGTGGCTAGAAGATACATAGATAATTCAAAAAAATATAATGACTTTTTTAATAAATATTACCATTATCTTGCTAGACAAAATTCAAAAAGAGATGATTGCATGGACCATAGACAATTTTTGGAGTCATTAAAATGAATTTTAGAACAGAATGGATTAATGCATTAAAGACAATGAGACATAGGTCTTATTGGGATTTACCAAACACTGTAGAGTTTTTTGCTTTTATGACTAAAGTAGCAATTATTATTCCAGGTCTTATTTTTGGAATACAATTTTGGTGGCTATATATCTTTGCATTAATAACTAGTCTATCTTTGATTTGGTCATCAACAGTTAAAACATTGCCAACAATTATTTGGTTTAATATAATCTGGTCAATTCTTGCAACAACTGCAATAATTAAATATTGGGTCTAAGGGGGCTTATATGTATGAATACTATGTAAGAAAAGTAGAGAATGTCGTAGATGGAGATACCATTGATGTTCTTATTGATTTAGGGTTTGACATCCTGTTCTCATCTCGTGTTAGACTGGCTGGTATTGATACCCCTGAGTCTCGCACAAAGGATCTAAAAGAGAAGGCTCTTGGTCTTGAGTCTAAGGAGTACTTAAAGAAGGCTCTAAAAGATGCCAAGTCTGTTGTAATCAAGACAGAAAAGATGAACTCAACTGAAAAGTTTGGTCGTATTCTTGGTTGGATCTATGTTAATGGAGATACAGTTTCTTTAAATGACATGATGATTAATGACGGTTATGCATGGGGATACTTAGGTGATACGAAGGTAAAAGATTTTGATGTTCTTGCAAAGGCTAGAAAGAAGTCTGGCAAGTGAGTCATGTACTATACTTTACTGCTGAGTGGTGTAATCCTTGTCAGCGTACCAGACCAATAGCAGAAGAGCTAAAGAAAGATGGAATGATTGATTTTATTTTTGTTGATGCAGATACAGAAATAGAGCTACTTAAAAAGTTTGGTATTAAGTCTGTACCAACCTACGTACTTCTAGAAGATGGAAGAGAAGTAAAACGTATGAATGGTGCAAAGACTCGTCAAGAGTTCCTGGACTTTGTAGATGTTTGATGATGACTCTATTAGTAAAATAATAGATAACCTTATTCTTGAGGGTGGCATAGAGGTGGCTGGTGTAGACCCTGATACTGGGGAAATGTTATACTCTTTTACTCCAAAGGTCAAAGAAATAATGCCAGAGTTGTATCATGACCACCTTAACTTTGTTAATGCTGAGCTTATGGTGCTTTGGGAAAAAGGATATGTTGACATAGACTTTCTTCAAGATGACCCTCTAATATCATTAACTGAAAAATCTTATAATCAAGAAGAGGTTTCCAAGCTTTCCAAACAAGAGAAGTGGTCTCTTCAAGAGCTAAAAAGAGTCGTAAAGCCCAAAGAATTCTGATATAATCGTTATATGATAAAAGAAGGCGACTTCGTTATGGGCACAACATCTGAGGGTCTTGTCCATGGTGTTGTAGAACATATTATGGTTGAGGGTGGGGTATACGGAGTTCCTGGAACAGAGTATGCAATTCAGTCTATGCCACCAGAAAATCCAGCAATGGCTGTTAGAATTTATGAAGAAAAAGATGGTAAGTGGGAGCCAACCGCATACAGTATTGGCATGATGTATCAGGATGCAACTATAGCAGATATGGAAAATCATACAATGGATTCAGAGGTAGAGATGGCTATGTACGACTCATCAATTGGCAAATCTCATTGTTGCCCAGCAGAGGCATCAATTGGTAAAGCATATCAAGGTTGTGGATGCGAAACATGCAAAGAGCTAAATGTTGATTGCCCAGAATGTCCAGTTTGTCAAGATGAAATGAACAAGAAAGCACCATGTTGGGATGGATATGTACAACGTGGAATGAAGCCTGGAGAAGGCGGTAGGATGGTTCCTAACTGTGTTCCAGTAGCAAAAGCAGATGACTTATTTGAAGACGATGACACAGTTGAATACGATACAGATACAGTATCAAAAGCAGAAGGTTACTCACCACCTGCTGGTGCAAGATCTGCAGCTCGTAGAGCACTTAAGTTTAAAGAAGATGGAAAAGCAACTGGTGCAGGAACTGCAGTTGGTTGGACTCGTGCAGGGCAGTTAGCAAGAGGAGAAACAATATCTCTTAGCACTGTTAAAAGAATGTACTCATACTTTTCACGCCATGAAGTAGATAAGAAGGGTAAGGACTGGGGCAACTCAGCAAACCCATCTAATGGATACATAATGTGGCTTGCGTGGGGTGGAGACGCAGGTTATTCATGGTCAAGAGGAATTGCTAATCGTGAAAGAGACAAAGCATTGTTTGCTGACTTTGGTAAAGACTATACAACGTCTCAATCATTGACACACATATTTAAACCAAAAGAAAATGGTAACGATTAATGCCAAAGAAGAAGGCTGGATCATTTAATCCAACACAGATTAAAAATGGCAAAATTGTCCGTTTAAATAAAAACGGTACAATTAAATCTATTATTGATAATTATACTGTTAAGCATCCTAAAAAGGAAAACTAATGATTGAGTTATTAGCTATCAACTTGACATTGATAGCAGTATGCTCTATAATTATAATAGCAGTAAAAAAGAAGGATAAATATTTTGCTAAAGTAGTATATACACAAAGTGATATACACAAAATAGTAAAGAATTTTATTCCTAATGATCTTTTTGAAAAGCCAAAACCGCTTTCTCAAGCAAGAAAACATTTGAAAAACAATACGGTTAGGGTTTTGATAATAGAAGATCATGCATATTGGGTTCATGACAATATGTTTTATATAGCTGATACTGTTGAAGGATTGGTTAATCCAGAAACTGTAAGGCCAATTGATACAAACAATATGTCAAATCGGGATATTGATAAGATGCTATTCATTTTGGATAGTTTAAAGAATGGAAATTCTGATGATAGTAGCGGTGCATGGAACAACTGACTTTGATGATTATCAAGTCTTTCTTCGTGCTATGGGTGTCGCTCTTTCTGGAATGCAAGATGGAGACAAAGAATTTTTAGTTTACTCAGCAGGACCTGCTGCAGTTAACTCTTTTGTTTCTGAGTTTTGTAATCTTTCAGAAAGAGGTATGAAGTCTCGTGGACGAAAGATTAAGTTTATACAGGTGCCTACATGGTACATTGAAGAAAATATCAAGAGTGTAAACTACCTTGCTTTTCTTAGTAAGCCTAAGCAACCTGTTTCTAAACTTGTTACGACTGCAGAACAAAACAACATTGAAGTTGGAATTTTCCGATACTAAAGGGGTAAAAATGATCATAAATAATTTAAATACAATGGAAAAGATTGTTGCAAAGAACTACAATCTACATTGGGATGGCTGGACAGTTGTAGAAACAAAACAATCAGATATGGCAAAGACAGCTATCAACGGAATCTATCGTAATGGAAAATGGTTTTTAGCTAAAAACTTTGTACCTGATCGCAATGGGTGGGATATTCCAAATAGATATAAGGTATAAATATGAAACAACACTTATGGAAAGATGAAGGCCGTTGTTTTGACTCAGATACCAATTTATTTTTTGACAAATATGAAGAAGATGAATCTCTCAGACCAAAAATAGATGATTTGTGTCAGTCATGCCCAGTTCAAAGAGTATGCTTTGCTAATGGTGTGTCAGGTAAAGAGTGGGGTGTCTGGGGCGGTATATACTTAGAGAATGGCGAAATATCAAGAGAGTTTAGCAGGCACAGAAATAAAGAAAAGTGGGGTCAAATGTGGACAAGTCTAACAACAGAAAAGAAGTAACCAGTTTTGAATCAATCTGTTCAATACTAGGTGAACTATGGATGGACTATAAGTCAGATAAATACTTTAAGGACTTTATTGAATATAACGATATTGGACTTCCAATTGCATTCCTAGTTGACAACGATCTTGTTGAGCCAAATGAACTTGCAAAACAGTATGTTTATGAAACATGGGATATATTTCTTGCAGCGTTAGAAGTTGATGAAGACATGGGCTGGGAATCACTTGAAGAAGTATTTAATTTTGTTGATAAGAAAAAGGATTAAAGTAAATGTACACTGATTCAATGCGTAGAGCATTTCACTCTATTACTGCTCCTAAAGGTTTTTCAGTAAAACTAATAGACAATGATCATTTCCTTACAATCAAACTTAATGAGTATGACTTTATTGCTATGAATCATGATGAAAAAATAAAAGCATTACAGTATGTTGTTCAGCTTAAGAATGCTCTTGAGATGGAAGGTGCAATTGTGTTAGTATCTAGGGAAGCGGTAAAATAAATGGATTTAACTACAATGATAATTGGACTATTGCTTGTTGCTGTTAGTACGGCATCAATTTTATTGACATTAAAGGTTATTCTGCTTAGACAAAGAATGTTAACCCTAGCTATGTCTTTAGTAAGGGTGCAAGATGTTTTTAATAGCACTAAGCAACAAGAGTCTGACAACGACGTGCACAAAGAAAACTTTATCAAGTTTTTATCTGACTCTCGTGATTGGGCATACGAATATATTGAAGATGTTCAGTCTGGTCTTAAAAAGTTTGTTAATGAAATTGAGCCAGAGATCGCATACTTTGATGAGTATGGATTGGTAGGAGATGCTTATCCACACTATCACTCAATGAAAAAAATATCACAAGAGTATAAAGAGCTAAAAAAACTTTTACCATCTGAGGAGGAAAAATGAAAGACATATTCCTGTCAATACTTACAGGTTTTGGTTGCGGTGTAGTATTTGCTGCATTTAAGCTACCAGTTCCAGCACCACCAGTTTTTGCTGGTGTCGCTGGCATTATTGGTTTATGGCTTGGCTACTACATACTTTCAGGATATATGAGATAATAGTAATATGGAGTTTTATTACTTTGGTGGAAACTTTAATCCTGGTGAAATAACCAGATTAGAAAAGAGTCATTTTGATGGAGTTATGTTTGTATATGACGCAATTCTTGGTGACGTTTTTACAAAAGTAGCAAGAGATATAAGACTAAATGAAAAGATTAAATATCTAGTTGCAATTAGACCCTATACAATATCTCCACAATATTTATGCATGATTAGCAAATCAATAAACTCAATTGCTCCAGGCAGAATACAGGTTAACCTAATATCTGGATATGTTAAAGAGCATGAAAAAGATTTTGGGGGCATCATAGGAGATATCAATGATGACTCAGATCGTATTGATAGGTCTAATTATTTGATAGAATACGTAAAAATGCTTAACACTATGCCTGGAAATAAAAGAAAGCATTTATTAGATTTTTATGTATCAACAACCAACGAATATGTTTTTAATGAAGTTTCGCAAAACAGCAATAAAATGATATTGCCATACAGAGACTATAAAAATGGATACTGGACAGTAGTTAGTGAAAAAAGCGGTCAAGATGTAGGAAATAGTTTTGACATATCTGGTCAAAATATAATGTTAGCTTTGACACCAATAATTAGAAGGACAGAAGAAGAGCTTAGTATTTCTGAAGAATATGTTAATAGACCTGTATGGCGAGATGGTGAAAAAACAGGTAAAGTAAATGACATTGAATTCTTTACTTTTCAACAGTTTGACGACTTCATGAAAAAGTTGCAAAGTGAAGGTATAAATCAAGTTTTAATTAATGGTTTTCCAGAAAAAGAAAGGGAAAACATTATTAATTTTATTAAACATTACAAAGAATTGGGGCTATCTAAAAATAGTTTGCCTCATGATGATCATAAAGATCATAGAATATCCTAGGAGGAAAAATGAATACAGAACAACTAAAGGCGCTACTATCTTCATATGGAAGATCAGTACTTGCATCAGGCTTAGCCCTGTACATGGCAGGCGTGACAGATCCAAAGGATCTATGGACAGCATTAGTCGCAGCTATTGCACCAGTAGCAATCAGAGCACTTAACCCTAACGACAAGGCTTTTGGTCTATTGCCAGATGCTGAGTCCGTAGACAAGGCTCTGAAGGCTGCTAAGGCACCTGTAAAGAAGAAGGCAGCAAAAGCACCTGCCAAGAAATCTTCTGGTGGCGGGAAAACAAACAGTCAAGTAAAGTAGTATAAAACAAAGAAGGCCAGCCTAGAAATGGGCTGGCTTTTCTTTTTGTATGATAGGATATAGTCATGGCTGATTTTGGATCATTATGGATAGGCAATCCATTAAGTAAGGTTGAACAGACAGCTCTTGCTTCATTTATATACTATGGACATTCCTTTACCCTTTTTGTTTACGACATGGACATGAAGGTTCCAAACGGTGTAGTTAAGTCTGATGCCAATGAGATAATTCCTGAGTCTGAAATTTTCAAGGTACAGAATTCATATGGACCATTCGCAGATATGTTTAGATATACAATGATACAAAAAACAGGTCTTACATGGACTGATACAGACTCTATATGCCTTAGACACAAATGGGATTTTGGAGATTACCTGTTTGGGTATGAAGAAGAGGGGCGACTTGCAAACGGTATATTAAGAATGC